CTGACCGGACTCGTCAGGCGGGAAGTTTCCCGCTACCATGGTTGATGCGCTGGACAGGCCGCAGAATCGTGTTTGCATTCATCGCCTTCTCACTCGCGGGATTTTCTTCCGCTCGATTCACGCATTAACCGGCTTGGACTATTTCAATTCTTCCAAGCTTCGCCGGGGTGTTGTGCCCGGAGTTTTTTTTCGCCGTCCTGTGGTTAAGGTGCTCGCTTTGACTTCGCCCGGCCTTACCACTCAGCGCGATATTTTAAAGACTCTCGTTGTCTCCGGGTTTTGGTCAGTCCCGAACCAACTGTAAAGACATGATAGACTGTCTTTACAGTCTTGTAAACAACTTTCTGAAACTAATTTCAGGATGATTTATTGGGGTTTTGGGTCGTTTTGGGATGATTCTGGACGGTTCTATATAGAAGGGGTCAAAAATCGTCCCAAAACGGGTTTACGGGTCAATTTTGTTGACTGGGGTATGGGTAGGGGGAAAATCGTGAAGTATGGGACAGTTTCAAAGAGTGGTGTTTCCGGGTGTTGACCCGTCCGAGAGGGTCTGTGAGAAGGTCGCGGAGCAAACGGACACGGTTATACTCTCCTTTTCTTGTGGAAAGGACTCCATCGCGGCATGGCTGGCAATCCGGCCATACTTCAAAAAGATAATCCCGTATTTCCTTTACATCGTCCCCGACCTGGAATTTGTTGAAACGAGTCTGAAATATTACGAGGACTTTTTCGAGACTCACATTTACCGGATGCCACACACGTCTTGGTTTCGGATGTTGAAAACCCTCACGTTTCAACCACCCGAACGAATTCCAGTGATCGACTCGTTTGAACTTGGGGAAGTGGATTATGAGGAATTACGGGACTTGGTATGCGATACCGCCAAGATACCGCGAAGGACTTTCGATGCGAAGGGGACTCGCGCTGCGGATTCAATCATGCGGCGGACCAACTTCAAGCGGCGCGGCGGCATCAATTACAATCGGAATTTCTTTTTCCCGGTGTGGGACTGGAGAAAAGAGGAATTGGTGACACGGCTGAAAGAGTCGGGCGTGAAGATGCCGATTGACTACGCTCTTTTTGGAAGGTCATTCGACGGGATTGATTTTCGGTTTCTTTACCCAATCAAAGAGAATTTCCCGGATGACTATGCGAGGATTTTGGAATGGTTCCCGTTGGCGGAATTGGAAATCAAACGATACGAATATGCCACGCAAAAAAAATGACAAATCGGAATTGGACAGCCTCATTGATTCACTCAATGCGGATGACGTGCAGTTGCCGGACATTGACCGCGAGATCGAGCGGATGAATCAGAAAAATCCGATGGACGAAGTGCCGGACACTGACAACGCGGAAAAGGATTGCAATGGCATGATGAGCGCCGCGCTCAAGGCTTTCAAGGAACAAGCCCGCAACGAGGAAAAAGTTTTCAAGGACAACACTGAAACCGAATATTGGTTTTGTGTCTGTTTCCAGAGCCGCGAGCAAAAGGAAGTTTTCTTGAAGGCGATGGCCTGGTTTGAACATGGCGACAAATATCTCGACGGTCAATTCGTGGCCAAGAAGCTTGGCGTGAAGCTTCCCGAAGTGAACCGCAAATTCAACAAGGGAGAGGTCGAAAAATCGATGGTTAACATCGGTATCATCCCCGCGAAGAAAAAGAAATGACCCTGACGTTCGGCCATAAATGAAAGGTTCAAATTATGGCCAAACCAACTAAAAGTTCCAAACGGTCGGGCAAGCGTTCCGGCAGCGGGAGCCGTAGCTCCGGCAGCTAAGAAATTCTTGCAACCACAAAGCAGCGATAGGTGAAAGCCTGCCGCTGCTTTTTTACATGCCTAAGCAAAAGCAAGAGCCGGGTGGAATCAGCCCTGAACAGGCTGCGAAGGTGCTTGCCGCTGATTTGGCGAACATGGTCAAGAAGGTTGCCAGTGGGCAGACACTCAGCCCACGCGAGCGGGAACTTCTACAGAATGTCAGCCACCGTGGAAAAGCAGCGAAAGAAGGCGATGGGCTGGTAAAAAACCACACGCATCTTGCCGAGGCATTGGGGGTCAGTCGCCGGACGATAATTCGATATTCCAAACGCGAGGATGCGCCAAGGCCGAGGCCGAACAGCAGTCATTCGGTTTCTGAATGGAGGAAGTTTCTGGCAAAGCACAACGTGGTGGATGACGAGGAAGATTTGTCCAGCACGGAATTGAAGGCCAAGCAAATTCTTTTACAGAATCAAAAGCTGGAACATCAGCTTGCGGTGTTGCGCGGCGAATACATGGCCACGGTCGATGTTGAGCAAATGGTTGCTTCCATGGTTGAACAAGCCAAGCGGGTTTTGCTATCCGGTCCCGCTTCGTTGGCTCCGCAGGTTGTCGGCATGACGATACCGGAAGCCGAGGCGCTTTTACGTCAATGGCTACATGACGCGATGGCGCAACTTCACATAGACCCGGTTGGGCAAGCGGAAAAGGAGGCAATATGAACCCGTTTATCAATGCCGCCCGCATCGCGTGGAAGCCACAGGATTTGAGGACGCCTTGGGAATGGTGCGAAGATCACGTTATCGTAGATAAGACTTCGCCATTACCAGGTAAATGGCGTTCCGCGAATTCGCCCTGGGTAAAGGAAGTCATGGAGATTCGACTCGACCGGCGCGTTCGGATTTGCTGTGTGAAATGCTCCGCGCAGAGCAGCAAGACACAAACCGTTTTAAACCTGCTCATGTATGACATCGTTGAGGACTCCGGGCCAACAATGTATGTCATGGCGAACAAAGAGGACGCGGCGGATTTCGTTGATGACCGATTTTTGCCGACGCTGATGAATTGCAAACCGGCAGCGGAGTTGTTGCGCGGGCAAAAGGGGCTTGGCTTCAAATTCAAGAACGGAATGCCGCTTTACTTTGTCGGCGCGGGTTCAATGGCGAAGTTGCAGGGAAAGCCGATGAAGCGGCTGATGCTGGACGAAGTTCGTAATTATCCCGATGGCGCTTTGGAGACGGTATTAAAGCGTGTCCGCGCATTCGGTGATTTGAGTCAGATTTTCATGATTTCGACGCCGGACAAAAAAGGCGACACGATGGACAGGTCGTTTTTGGACGGAGACCAGCGGACGTTTCATTTTCCGTGCCCGATGTGCGCTCACATGCAACAGCTTCGCATGGCTCAATTGAAATGGGACACCAACGAAGAAACTAAACCGGAGGGAAGATACAATTTCGACCGGCTTGCGCTCACGATTCGTTACGAATGCGAACAGTGCGGCCATCAGATCAAAGACACACCGGCAGAACGCAAGATGATTTGCAGGGCCGGAAGATTTATCCGCATGAACCCGAACGCGCCGGTGCATCACGTCAGCTTTACTTGGAACGCGTTGCTGCCGTGGTGGGTCTCATGGCGGAGCATCGCTGAGGAATTTTTGAATGCGCGGGCGGCTGCGAGAAATCAGGATTTGAATTCGCTCAAAACATTCATAAACGAAACCTTGGGAGAATCATGGGAGGACTCGCTTGGAGTGATTGAGGATTTTGGATTTTTGGAGGCGAGGAAGGATGCCTACGATTACGGGGAAGGATTTGCGGAGGCGCATCGGCGGCTCATGGCGGCGGACAAGCAGGAGAAAGGCGGCGAGCATTATTGGTGGGTTGTGCGCGAGTTTGCCGCGTTCGGAAAGTCACGGTTGATTGCGCATGGACGGGCTTCGACGCTGGCCGAGTTGGAGGAACTTCGGGTCAAGTATCAGGTTGCGAAAGGCGATGCGGTGATTGATTCGGGTTATGAGGCGCAACAGGTTTATCGCTTTTGCATATCGACGGGCTGGCGGGCGTTCAAGGGTGACCAAGTGGATTTTTATCTTGTGCAGAAGCAAGACCCGCGCAACTCGGAAAAGGTTGTCACGGTGCGGCAGATGTATCGCAAGACGCAGGCGATGGTTTACAATCCCGATACGAAACGGAGGATTGGGCCGATTCCGCTTTACACGTTCGCGGGAGCGCCGACAACGGACCTGCTGATGGAGTTCATGTCCGGGCTGGTGGGTGAATGGACGATACCGCATGGCGTTGATCGCGAGTATTTGAAGCAGATGACGGGGGAGCGGCGCGAGCAAAAGGAGGATGGCCGGGGAGCAATCCATTATTTTTGGAAGCGGGTTGGGGCGAACCATTACCTTGACTGCGAGCGGATGATTATGATTGCAGCGATTGTATCCAAGACGATTGCGCCGCCGCGTCCAGTTGTTC